CAGGGATTTTTCTAAGGCGAGTTGTATGGGCGTTGCATCGAGTGAGGCAAGGGGTTGGGCGAACCTACTCAATAATGTCTCCATCACCAAGATGTACGCATCGAACGCCTCGACTCGTGACTCATCATCGAGATCGTATGCACGCCCAACCTTGGCATTATTGAGCTCGTACCGCAGGGGTTTGAGCACCTTGTCCCATTCGTTTTTTCTCTGAGACCTCGTGATCTTGTCGACACGCTGTGCTTCCTTTGCCTCTGCGACGGCTGTTTTAATTGCATCCATTTCGGCAGGGTGTATGCGTTCCTTCAATAATCTTTGGTGAAGATCGTTGGGTTTGAGTTTAATGTATGTGTTGAGCATGAGATTATTGAACCTCGTATGTGTGAAATGTTAAAAAAGGAGTGATTAAATAGTTTTGCCATGTGATGCGCCAAGCGGAACACCGCACGAATGCTAGTATACAGCGAAATGTGGCAGGGTATCTATGTAATTTCCAAAAGGGTAACGCCAGCCAAATAAAAAAATGGCACGTTCAGAAAAATACACACACCCCCCCAGATACTCTTCTATATATATATATATTTATAAAAAGATAGATAGAGTGCCAGATTTTGCGGGAACGCTAGTGTTCATGCGGTGTTGCAGGTGGCGCAACAAGTGGCAAAGTTCTTTAATCTCCGCCATCGGTATTTTACAGCACCTGTGGTCTTCAATAATCTCAGATAATTGAAGATCGGGGACAGTGTCCCCGACTAAAGGTTCAAAGTAAGCTGCCTCATGCCTCGACTCCATTCTTCGAAGGCTTTGCGTGACTCGAATACAACGCCACGCTTCTCGGGTGCACGCTTACGGAATACGTGGATGTGGTGCTGTGATCCGTAGCTGATGGTTTGATAGTGGTAGTCGATGCCACCTCGTGTGATTGTGCCTATCTCCTTGATGATTGGCTGGATTAGATTACGCATGGTTATTCTCCTGTGATGATGAGCATGAGTTGAAAGCCGAGCAAGAACGAACCGCCAAGCGTGAGCAATGCCCACAATGGGGCAACGCCGTACTCGTTCATGCCGTTGAAGCCTACGACGATGGATGTGACAAGTGTGAGTGAACACACGATGTGTGATATGACTGCTGTGGGTTTCATGATTGACTCCTTGAGAGTTGTTGTGTGGGCAGGATCGCCCCGTAAGCACAGCACGCTGTGCTTACAGAGTTTCCTCTTAGCGAATGATTATTGACATGGGGCGGTTGTTACGGCACGCCTCACGATATGCGTGGAACATGATCTGCTTGATGAGATTAAGGTGTTGTTTGCTCATGATGAACTCCTTGAGATTATTGAGTGAAATGGATTGGACATAAAAAGAAACACCGCACGAGCCAAGCCCTTGCGGTGTTCTGGGAGATCGGGGACAAGTCCCCGAATGAGATTATTGAAACGAAATAGAATCACGCAGTTGTGCGAGCAACGCATTGAACTGCTTCTGTGTTAAGCCTGCGCCAATAATCTCGCTTGTGAGCTTCTTGACCAGCTTAGGTGGAACTTCAACGGCGTTACTCTCACGAGCACCACAGATGAATGTGACTGTGCGACTGAGTGCCTTGCGACACGTTTCGTATCCGCTTGCACTTGAGTCGAGCACTTGCTTGCCTGAGCCTGAGCCTTCGCCCGTCACAAGCTCGATCGACCACACGCTAGCGAACACGGGCAACAACAATGCTCGCACACTATCGTGTGACTTGCGACCATATTGCTTCTTAAGCGCAACACGGGCAATCTCGGCTTTCGCTGATGCGTCACTCTCTGTTTTGATTGCGACGACTTGACTTCTAGTTGATACTGCCATGATAACTCTCCTTGAGTTTGATTGGGGACTTGTCCCCGATTGGTTGATGTGTCTCCGAGGGCGATCTCCCTCATTGACAACTCTAGTTTACAAAGTATGGGGGAAAATAAACTTGCCTAAAGTCTGCAGAGTTGGCTGTGGCGTTGACCCCACCCTACCCCCACCACCCCGTTTTGGGGCATGCCGATGGATAGGACATAAACACTGTTCCATAGCCGCAAATCAAATTTTCAAAAAACAGGATCCAAATACCCACATTACGATCCCCCACCCCCTAAAAATTTTAAAAAATTCCCAAGGATCAATGTCAAACGTTGGACATTACAATATAAAAAAAGCCCCGAATCTTGCGACTCGGGGCGAAGATGGCAACTCAACAACCATCAAGGAGAAGCAATGACTTGCGCCATCACCGGAAATAAGTGTACACTAACACCAACGAGGCCACAAGTGCGACGCCAGCACTAACCCTACGCAATGCTAGAACATTTAATTAACGGCGAGTTTCATCCAGAGGTGGTAGACGCCACTGCGGAAGTGTTGTCTTTTGAAAAGGCAGACCCAACTACGACCATTGACGCCAAAGTTAAGACGGCTCAGTGGCTCAAAGACTTGGAACTGGACGATGACGAGATTGAGTCCAAGGCAGAACAAGAATCTGCTCGTAAATCTTTTGCAAGCCTCGTGTCAGGTCAACCTGTTGGTAATACGCAACAAGCGCTAGCTAATTTAAAAACCCCTGCGGCAGTGCAGCATTTAGTTGGGATGCTGACAGCATACGATTGGGCGTTTGTCGAGCAGGCCAAGGAACTCAGGGGCTATGCAGTAGCACAAATTTTAGAAGAAGTCAAGCACCCCGACGCCCGTATACGCCTGAAAGCACTTGATATGCTCGGCAAGGTCACCGAAGTGGCGCTGTTTACTGAGCGGATTGAGGTGAAGAAGACCCAGATGTCAGACGTTGAGCTTGAGATGCGCATTAAAGAGAAACTCAACAGGTTCATGGGTGTGATCGACGTTGTTGATGTGACAGAAGACAAAGATGAAGCCTGAGAACTTCACAACTTTAAGCAGACTTGAGCTAGAAGCTATGGCCAAGGCGTTGCCGCACTTGTCTAAACAGGATAAATTGGAGCTTTTTGAAGATTTAGACTTGCGTGAGTCCCGCGCCAAACTACAGGCGGCTAAAACAAACATGCTGGGGTTTGCCACTGCGGTGTATCCGGGCTTTAAAATTGGCCCCCACCACAGGAAGCTGGCTAAAATATTTACAGATGTGGTTGAGGGCAGGAAAAAGCGCGTGATTATTAACATTGCGCCCCGTATGGGTAAGTCTGAGTTCTCGTCTTACCTGTTTCCTGCGTACTTTCTAGGTAAATACCCTGAGAAAAAGATCATCATGGGCACGCATACTGCGGGTTTGTCAGAAGATTTTGGGCGGCGCATACGTAACTTGATTGATTCAGATGAATACAGAGAAGTTTTCCCCAACACTATGGTGGCAGACGATCAAAAAGCTGCCGGTAAGTGGTCTACAAGCGCTGGCGGTCAGTACTATGCTGCTGGTGTCGGGGGCGCTCTTGCTGGTCGTGGTGCTGATCTGTTCGTTATTGACGATCCTCACTCGGAACAGGACGTAAAGTCCAACAGTAGACTTGCGTTTGATACAGCCTGGTCTTGGTTCCAGACGGGCCCACTGCAGCGTTTGATGCCGGGAGGCGGGATTATCATTGTGATGACCCGTTGGTCGCTCCTAGACCTGACTGGGCGCCTGATTGACTACCAAACCAAGAACCCAGAGGCTGTTCCATGGGAGATTGTGGAGTTGCCGGCCATTTTGAACGAGGACGAGGAAGACGAGAAGTCCCTATGGCCAGAGCAGTGGTCACTTGAGGCGCTTAAATCAACGAAAGCCAGCATTGACCCACGGTATTGGAACGCGCAGTACATGCAGCAGCCCACTTCGGAGAACTCGGCCATCGTGAGCCGTAAGATGTGGCGTATCTGGGAGCCTGAAGACCCGCCAAAGTGCGAATACATCATCCAGTCTTGGGATACGGCGTTTGAAACCAAGAACAACTCCGACTATTCCGCTTGTACAACATGGGGGATCTTTTACAATGAGGAAGAAAACGACACGCCTCAGCTTATCTTGCTGGATGCTTTCAAAGACAGGATGGCTTTCCCTGAACTCAAGGTCATCGCGCTCAAAAACTACAAAGAGTGGGAACCAGACGCGTTCATTGTGGAGAAAAAAGCCGCCGGTGCACCACTGATTCAAGAACTTAGAGCGTTGGGAATCCCAGTCCAAGAGTTCTCCCCCAGTCGCGGTAACGACAAGATGGTGCGAGTCAACGCGGTTGCAGATTTGTTCAGTTCAGGTAAAGTCTGGGCACCCGACACCCGCTGGGCACGAGAAGTGATTGAAGAGATGGCCGCGTTCCCAGTTGGGGAGCACGACGACTACGTGGACACGACAACACAGGCGCTGCTACGCTTTAGGCAAGGCGGTTTTATCAGTTTAGACACGGACGAGAAAGATGACCTTGCGCTCTTTCGCAGCCGGAAATACGAATACTACTAGGAACACACATGGCAACGAATATCGACAAAGCGCTGTACCAACAACCTATGGGCATTGACGCGCTGGGTGAGCAAGAGTCCCCCTTGGAGATTGAGATTGTTGATCCCGAAGAAGTCACCATTGGCATGGATGGTTTGGAGATAACCCTCACGCCCGGAGAAGACGACGGCGAAGAAGGCTTCAGTGATAACTTGGCCGAGTACATAAAAGACGGTGCGTTGCAGTCGCTGGCTGGGGACTTGGTGTCTGACATTGACAACGACAAAAATGGCCGCAAGGATTGGGAGAAAACGTACGTTGACGGTTTGAAGCTGCTCGGCTTGCAGATAGAAGAACGCACTGAACCTTGGAACGGTGCATGCGGCGTGTTCCACCCCATGATTACAGAAGCCGTGGTGCGCTTCCAAGCAGAGACAATCACTGAGACGTTCCCAGCCCAAGGGCCTGTGCGTAGCAAACTCATCGGCAAAGAAACGCCAGAGATGAAAGAGATTGCAATCAATGTCGAAGACGACATGAACTACGAGTTGACGGAAGTCATGACGGAGTACCGCGCTGAACACGAGCGCATGCTCTGGTCATTGCCAGCCACAGGCTCAGCGTTTAAGAAGGTCTACTATGATCCCAATTTGGGACGTCAGGTGTCGATGTTTATTCCTGCGGAAGATATGTATCTGCCGTACGGCACAACGGATCTGGACACTTGCTACCGCATCACGCACGTCATGCGCAAGACTAAGAACGAGATCATTAAGCTTCAGCAAGCGGGCTTCTACATTGATGTTGATCTGCCTGACGCACCCAAAGACTTGACCGACATTCAGAAAGCCAAGGACAAAGAGACTGGCTTTAGTGACTTGAACGACGACCGCTACACGCTGTATGAGTGCCACGTTGATTTGAACCTTGAAGGTTACGAAGACAAAGACGACTCAGGCGAAGAGACCGGCATCATGTTGCCATACGTTGTCACGCTGATTAAAGGATCTAACGACATCCTGTCAATCCGCCGCAACTGGAACGAAGACGATGACCTCAGACTCAAGCGCCAGCACTTTGTGCATTACCAATATATTCCGGGTTTTGGAGCTTACGGCTTCGGGCTTTTCCACCTTATCGGGGGCTTTGCTAAATCCGCTACATCCCTCATGCGACAACTTGTCGATGCAGGAACACTCAGCAACTTGCCCGGCGGACTCAAGACACGCGGCCTGCGAATCAAAGGTGACGATACACCAATCGCACCCGGAGAGTTCCGTGATGTAGACGTTGGTTCGGGTACGATCCGCGACAACATCTTGCCGCTGCCGTACAAGGAGCCAAGCGCTACGCTGTTTAACTTGATGCAGACCATCGTTGATGAAGGCCGCCGCTTTGCCGCAACTGCTGACATGAAGGTCAGCGACATGTCTGCGCAGGCTCCTGTCGGTACAACGCTGGCGCTCTTGGAGCGTCAATTAAAGGTAATGACGGCGGTGCAGGCTCGTGTGCACTTTGCCCTGAAGCAAGAGTTCAAACTCTTGAAGAACATCATCCGCGACTACACAGACGCTGATTACACATACACACCCGAGTACGGCACTCGCAAAGCTAAGAAAGCCGACTATGACTTGGTGGATATTATCCCCGTGTCAGACCCCAACGCTGCGACCATGTCTCAGCGCGTTATCCAGTACCAAGCTGTCATTCAGATGGCGCAGATGGCTCCGGACATCTACAACTTGCCAGAGTTGCACCGCGGTATGTTGAACGTTTTAGGCATCAAGAACGCTGAGAAGCTTGTACCAATTGAAGAAGACATGAAGCCGATTGACCCAGTGCAGGAGAACCAAAACGCACTCAAGGGCAAACCGCTTAAAGCGTTCTTGCATCAGGATCACGCCGCTCACATGCAGGTTCACATGATGTTGCTACAAGACCCGATGATGCAGCAGTTCATTGGCCAGAACCCACAGGCTCCCAAGATCATGGGTGCGATTACCGCGCACATTGCAGAGCACGTCGGTTATCAGATGCGCCAGCAGATCGAGCAGCAGTTGGGTATGCCACTGCCTCCAGAAGACGAGAAGTTGCCACCGCAGATCGAGATTGCGTTGTCCGGCATGATGGCTCAAGCGGCGCAGCAGGTGTTGATGCAGAACCAAGCCAAGGCGGCTCAGATGCAGGCACAGCAACAGATGCAAGACCCCGTCATGCAGTTGCAGATGCAAGAGTTGCAGTTGAAGGGGCAGGAACTGGAGTTGAAGAAACAAAAGATCATGATGGACGCTGCTGCCAAGGCCGACTCACAGGCTTTGAAAGAGCAAGAAGTCAGCGGCAAACTGGAGTTGGAAGCTCTTCGCACAGGTGCGCAAATCAAAGAGAGCGAATTCAAGCAACAGTTTGAACAAGAACGTGCCGGCCTACAAATGGGCGCCGACATCGCAAAGAATAAAGCCCAGATGGATTTACAAGCGCGTACTGCTGCGCTCTCAAATAGCAGCAAACAACGAGAGCCTAAATCATGATCCAAGACTTCGTACGCGTATTACGTGAAAAATTACGCACTGACATGAACAACTACGCCGATGACTTGGCTGGTGGGGGGTGTCGCACATTTGAAGAGTATCAAAAACTTTGCGG